TTTGCACTAAGATTATTTGTCATTGATGCTTCATCAATAACCTCATAAGATTTAGAAATTAATTTACTATAGTGTGTGTCTGCAGCAGCAAGAGCCTCTTTAGCACGAGCACGAATTGCATCATTAGCAGATGCCATGACTTTCCACTCATTAATTAATGCAACAACACGAGTACGTGGAATGTCTAACTCTTTAGATATCCTTGTAGGATCTTGACCTTTAAGGTATTCTGCTACAACTTTATTTACTTCATCTAAATGTTGAATTAATTCTGCCTCAGTTGACATTATATTTTCCCTCTAAACGATTAATTTCGTCTTTAATATAAAATATTGCTTTTTCTAAATCCTGAATTGTTTTTGCTTCATCTTTAAGACCTGCCCTCCATAAATATTTAAAGGCATTTCCAATATTAAAATTACGATGACGTGTAATTTGTATACACTCAACCCCACTAGGATCAGTCGTATAGTGTAATGGGTGATTGACTTGATCAACTGTAATGTTTAAATTATTACTCATCGTCTTGATTTCCTTAATCCAAATTTTGCAAGGTATACATAAATCGTTTCTATGCTTGCCCCACACTCTTTAGCAATGTCTTGTGGAGATTTTTTATCTATAAGATATCTCTTACGAAGCCAAATCTCGCTTGTATACAGTTTACCAGCCATAAGATTATTTGTCAACCTCAACATCCTTAATATCATAATTATAGGCATTGGAGTCTTCTAAGACCCACTTATCATAGCCTTCAACATCCCATTTATTAGTATTAATAAGTCTTTCTATTACCAAATCTTTTTTTGTTACAAAAGATGGTTCTTTTAATCTTACTCTATTATTTGGCTGAATGGCAAAATTACCATCGTCTCTTTCAATAACATGACCACATTTATGTTGGCCTGGACTTTCTGAATATCCATCATCTAAAATATTGCTTTCTGGATTATGCCAGTCTAAAGTAAATAAATATTTTCCAGAAATATTATTTTTATTTCTATCTACATAAGACATCCTCATGTTACTTAAATTTTCAAATTTAGTAACAGAGACATATGGGCTAAAAGAATTCCATAAAACTAAATTATATAAAGGTTCTTCTGTAATGTTTGGTTTTGTACAAAAAGCATTAATTGGCATTCTCCACCAGATACCACCGTCTTCCATTAAAAAATGAAATAGTGGACTTCTACCTTTAATAGTTGACACACCAAAAATAACACATGGGAAATACTTATCATGACTATCTATTTGATCTCTTAAAAAATTTCCACGAACATAGCATTCTATTGGTGGTATGTTTGCATTTAATTCTGGCATTACTCTGTTACCCCTATTGCCTTATTCCAGTTATTAATAGCCCAATGACCGATGCCACAAGCATCAGCAACGTCATTATCGTTAATAATTTTATCATAATTAATTTCAATTAACTTTATAGTCCTTTCTTTTCTAACTTGTCTTTCATATGTTTTATACCAAGAATCTGATTTTCCAGGATTTTTTAATCTAATACCTAGTTGTTCTTCTTTAGTTAATTTTTTGTTTCCTAAATAATTTTGCCATGTAATTGGTGCCACAGTACCAATTTGTTTTGTACCAGATAAACCTGCTGCTCCAAGTAAAGCGCCTTGAACCAATGCAAGATCTGCAGCAGTTTTAGGACTATTCATAAAAACTGTATGCTCAATTACTATTGCTTCAAATCCACCAGAGTATTCAAAAAATGCTTTTGTTTTGGCACAGGCATCCATTACTTTTTCATAGTTTGTATTTCCTTCAAATTTTATTTTTCCAAAAGTATTAAGTTTTTTATTATTAAATAAAGCAAAAGCAAGACTATTGGTACTAGCATCAATAGCACAAATACTATTAGGTTGAGTAAAATTAATCTTGTTCATAATCAAAAAATCCTTTTATTTGTTTTAACATTTTATCAACTTCTTTTTTACTTATATTACAATTAGAACAAAACCCAGAGTCATTATATATTGACAGTTGTTCTCCACAACCACCAAAACATAATCTCTTTTTACCTTTTCTTTTTTGTCTACGAGTTATTTGATATCTTTCTGCTATCTTTATTTTAGTAGCCTGCTCTCTACAAACATCTCCACAATAAATTTGATAACTTACTTTAGGGTCAAAAACCGTATCACATCTATCACATAGTTTCACTTAATTCCTTTAGAGATTCTATCTTAATTATTCCATCTCCAGCCTCATCGCATGTTTTTCTTACTGGACACTTTTTACAAATCTTGGCATTACTTCTATAATTTTTAATAGGTAGTTGTTTGTTTTTCCAAGCATCAGAGATAGATTCCATCCACTCAAATGTATTGTCTATCCATCCTCTGTAGTGATCGTTTACCTCAATAGGAAATAATAATAGTTCATGATTATTTTTATTCTCATAAATAATAATTCCCTTAGATCTTTTTAACACTTTCATATATATTAAAGTTTGTGCTACGTGATCCTGTTTAGGTTTACCCACTCTTTTTCTATATTCAAATGCTTCATTATTTTGAGTCTTTATTTCTCCAACAATTTCTTCATCGTTCCAAACAATCATGCAGTCTCCGTAACCAAAAATTGGAGGGTTGGAACTAATAACCTTAAACTCTGTACTATCTTCCAGTTCTTTGGTTTTAGGATTTTCTTTTTTATATATTTTAACAATGCCAGATTCCAGCAATGCTTTTTCAATTCTGCTATGAGACAATGTTCCGCTACTCATATTTGCTATATCATATGGCGTGCTATAACTTTCAAATATGGCTCCCTCAAAAGCAAGGTACCAATATCTAGGACACACTCCATTTCCATCACTATAGGTTAGTGTAGATGGTGCAAAAGTTTTTTTAGTCATAAACTTAGGATCTTGATTTGCTAAGTATCCATTATTAATTTTTTCTGCTATACCAGCAACATCAAATGCTGGCTTGGGCAAACTATCGTTTTTAATCATAATACTTTTTAATAAACTTTTTGTCATTTTTATCCTTTGTTTTCTATTAATTATAGCAGGTTAGCGCATTATGTATTTAAGCGCTGATACCAAATCATTAATTGCTTCTGCTGCTGTAAAGTATATATTTTTCTTTGCCCTGTCAGATTTATCAACATTGGCCATCCAAGTAGCCTTAAAAGACATTTTTGCTGCAATAGCCTGTAGTCTTACAATCTCAAGACTAGCAACTTGCAATGGAATGTCTGGTTTAATAATAATTTTTGCAATCATTGTTAATGCAACTGTTAACTCTTCGTCTTGCATATAATCGGCAATTTCCGTTAAACCATTTACCATATCCAAGGTTGTTCCTGTTGCTTGTTTTTGTTCTATCACTTTATTGCCTTTCCGTTAATTGTTCTAACATATTCATTTCAATTATAGCAAGCCTTACCTTTGTGTTACCCTCTCCAAGAATTACAATAATTGCTGGAGACTTATCTTTACCAGCCTGAATTGAATCAGTAACTGCTTTAGCCCATACCTCTTTGTTTATAGTAAATGATTTACTTGCTTCTTTAAAATCAACAACAAACTCTCTCCAAGTAGCATCACCCTTTTGTGTGTTTCTACCAGAGTTTTTATGTTGCTTTGCACCTATTCTTTTTGATTCATTTTTTTCACTCATTTATAAAATCTTTCTTTTTTTTCTTTTGTGGAATTAATCCAACTTTTGAAATATGTTTTTGTGTACACATCCACGTAGCCTCTCCACTTTCTTTCCAATACCTTAAAGATGTTACAATCTCTTGACAAGTTTTACATGGCCACTTGCCAGGATAAACAGTAAACTTAGATTCAAGCATTAACTATTTTTGCCTTAAGTTGTTCCTGTAAATCTAAATCTTCTTTAACACGATTTATAAAACCATCACGACCTTGCACTTTTGTGCCATCATCTAGTTGATACCATGCGCCAGTTCTATTAACTAATCCCATAGCCTCTGCAGTATCTACTAAATCTCCTATTGCATCAACACCAATATTGTCACCTCTAAAATAAAAATCATACGCACCAGATTGAAAGCCTGGAGATGTTTTAGAGAATTGTAATTCCCAACGAATTTGTCTGCCAATTTTTTCTTCAATTAACTTATCTCCTATTTTAATTTTTCCTTTAAGCGCTTGATTATCCGATTCGGAACTAAATAACTTAATAACGCAAGAAGAATAGAACTTAGTAGCCTGACCACCAGAAGGCTGCTGAGAAGTATACATAGCATTAATATTATTACGAGACTGGCTGATAAGAACAAGCAAAGTAGGCTTGACCTTATTATTAGCATAATTAAGCATTTTCCATGCATTACTAAAGTCACGAGACTCTGCTCCTATCTGTTTAGTATTCTCTAACGCTTTCATTTCATCTGAATCTTTTTCAAAATATATAGCAGGAAGCATTGAAGTAATTGAATCAACTACAATTAAGTCTACTCCAGCATTCATTAACCCAACACCTACGTCAACCATATCACTAATAGTTCTTGCTTGTGAATAAATTAGTTTAGTTGGATCTACCCCAAGTTGTCTAGCCCAATCTTCTGAATATGACATTTCTGAATCAATCCAAGCACATACCTTACCTTCTGCTTGGGCCAATGCGATCATCTGAAGGCACATAGAGGACTTAGCAGATGATTTGCTACCCCAGATAAGTACCTGGCGACCATATGGTAATCCACCGCCAAGAGCACGGTTTAATCCAAAACTTGGTGTTGGCTGATATTCAAAGGTAACACCTTCTCCAGTACCAAGTCGTTTTCTAATTCTTGGGTCTAACTGTGATAATACATCTTCTACATTAACTGACATTTATATCCTCCATTATTGTTGTGCCGTCTTTTGTTTTACCAAAACTAAACTTATAGGCTTTACCTTCTTCAATATGCATGTATGCTTTAGGAAATGCAGTAGGAAATACAGTTACTGAGTGTAGATCCCTTGCAGTATCTGCTAAAGTTAAAGAGGCCATTTTTTTACCAGTTTTTGTTATTCTTGATTTAAACGAAATAACAAACATTTCATCTTCTTTATATGGTAACTGCTTATAACTTAAAAACTTAACAAGTGCGTTTGAAGATGCTTTTATTTCGTCAACAGGAATTGCAGATACAATCCTATTGTCATTGCTAAGAACCAAGTAAGTACGACCCGTCTCAATAGTCGTTCCTTCTTCATCAAATATACCAACACTCCCAGTTTTGTCCAAAATTTCAACTCTTGACCATCTCTTTCCTCTTTTTATTGACTTTACCATACCCATTAAAATAAAAGAACCTTTTTCTTCAAAGTCTTCAATTGGTTGAATAAATGCATAATAATGAGATGGAATAGAAATATTAAACTCTGGAAGATTTAAATATTCATAAATATTTTCTTTAATTTCTTCATCATTACGTGGATTATCAGGAAATGTTGCAGCACCAGTTAACTTTAATGCATTAAGTGCTCTACTATTTACTCCATTTCCTTTTGTAAAAGTAAACTCCTCAAGTTGTTTATAACTAGCAAATGGTCTTGCACTAATATATTTTTGTGCAATGTTATTAGAAATAAATTTAATACCAGTTAAGCCGAAGCGAATACCTTTACCCTCAATTTTAAAATCTAAATCTGAATCATTAATGTGTGGTAGTTTAATTGAAATACCCATACGCTTTGCTTCAATTAGATATTCCGTTCTACCATCTTTATCTTTTTCATTTTTAAGAAGGGCAAACATAAACTCAAGTGGATAATAATATTTTAACCACGCCGTCCAATACGATAATGTAGAGTAAGCAACCGCATGACTTTTGTTGAACGAATATCCCGCATGCTCTTCAAAGTCTTTCCAAAGATCCAAGGCTTGATTAGGAGATATGTACTTGCTCGCCCCAGCAACAAACCTATCTTGAAATATATTGAACTCTTTGGCATCTTTTTTCTTTCCAATGATCTTACGAACTTTATCAGCCTCAGCCATTGTCATTCCACCAAGATGTACGCAAGCCTGCATAACCTGTTCCTGATATAGGATACACCCATATGTGTCATTGGTAAATTCTTTCATAGTTTGGTGAATATAGGAAACATTTTGTTTTCCGTGTTTACGAGCAATATAGTCTTTACCAATAGTGTTCATGGCTCCTGGACGCACTAATGCGTTTGAGGCTGCTAACTCATTAAAGTTTTTTACACCCATCTTTACTAAAAGGTTCGTATATGGTGTTGCTTCACATTGAAACACACCTTTAGTATACCCGTCTGAAAGCATCTCGTATACTTTTGGATCTGCCATATCAAGAGATAACAAGTCAACATCTTTATAATGATTTTCTTTAATCATATCAATACAATCTTTTACTACACTTAAAGTTTTAAGCCCAAGTGCATCAATTTTAATTAGACCGATTTTTTCAGCCTCTTCCATATCAATACCAACAACTGGAATACGGTCATCAGATCCAGGAGAGGAGCGAGTTTCTAATGGTGCATATCTAAATATTGGATCTTTACTGGTAACAACACCAGCAGCGTGAATTCCAGTACCCCTAATACGACCACGCAACTGTTCTCCGTAAATCTCTACTTCTGGATATTTATCCCTAAACCATTGTGTGGTTTTAGATGTGCAGTATTCGTCCCATGTATCAACAAGTTTTAAAACTTTATTAACATCTGTAAGTGGAATGTCTAAAACTCGTGCAACATCTCGGACTACACCTTTATCTTTAAATTGAAGAAATGTTGCAATAGATGCTACATGTCTATATTGTCTAACTAAATAATCTTTTACTTCATCACGACGAGTATCTTGGATGTCTGTATCAATATCTGGAAAGTCATTACGTTCTGGATTAATAAAACGAAAGAACAACAGACCATGCTCTAATGGATCAATATCTGTAATGCCAAGAAGATAGCATACTAAAGATCCAGCAGATGATCCACGGCCTGGGCCAACTAAAATTCTTTCTTTCTTTGCCCAAGAAATCATATTTTGTACTACAAGAAAGTAAGGGGCAAATTTCTTTTCTCTAATAATATGAAGTTCTTCATCTAGGCGTTGTTCATAAATATCATTACCTAACCAGTTAGAGTTAAGTTTTTTTTCTTCTAGTGCAGCAAATGCTAAGTTTGCTAACTCTTGGTCTGGATTTTTATATTGAACAGGAAGCAAATTAAGGCTGTCCTTAATGTCATAATCTTCTACTGTATCTGCTAATAACATAGTATTTGAATATATATCTTCTCTATCAATACCTTGTTTTTCCATTGCTGCTTTAATTTCTTCATAGGAAAGAAGATGAATATCAAATTTGTTAAATGTTATATCACGATCATGACCATACAAATAGTCAAGTCTTTCCATCATATCTGTTTTCTTTTTAGATTTTTCATATGTTGCTTCTTTATTTACTTTTCCATGTGTATTTAAAATCAGTTTAAATTCTTGTACTTCTTTTTGTGATTCATCAGAGTGATGGCAGTCTGGAGTAACAACTACACGAATATTAAATTCATCTGCAAGTTCAATAAGATATTTGTTTATTTCTGGCGTATTGTGTGGCATCACTTCAATATAATAATCACTAGCAAAATTGTCTTTAAACCATTTAATGTGCTTTTTAGCAAGTGCAAATTCTTGTTCTTCTAATGCTTTAACAATAACGCTACTAGGACAGGCAGATGTTACAATAATGCCTTCTTTATATTTTTGAAGAATTGCAAAGTCAAACCTTGGTTTTTTAAAAAATCCATCTGTCCATGCAATTTCACTAATTTTATTAAGATTTTCTAAACCTTTTTGATTCTTGGCTAGAAGGATAATATGATTATAAACAAGATCTTGTTGACCTTCTCTTTCAGACTTATCTCTTTTATCAGATATGTCTGCACACAT